CATCGGTGAAGGTTCCGGTTTATAAGGAGATTCGGGAATACAAACTTAAACTCCTGGCACGCCAATGGCTCCCACTCACCATCACTGGATTCGAATGGGTAGGTCAGTGGTTCAGTCGGGTTCGGAGGGTTTAAATGATTGCCAACTTTATCATGGCTGGCGGCAATATGTTGGAAGGCTACTCGCAGTCAGGGTGGAAGAAAGACCTGGCTAAGGCGCAGTATAAGCTGGACAGCGCCCGTGCTGATATCAAGATGTGGGATACAGCCGGGCGTAACATGATGGCTATGGCCGAGGCAAGCAACCGTGATTTCGAATACAAACGGAACACGAAGAAGAAGCTGGAAGCATACGGGGAGCAGGTAAGCCAGGAAGCATGGAACGCTTCTAAGCAAGCTGACGCAATGAACCGGAATCGCTTTGAGTCAAGCCTACAGAACGCTGGTAACCTGGGCAGCATCATCGCCTCGGCAGCGGCGGCGGGTGTGGGTGGTTCCTCTGTAGAGGACGCTTACAACGCTGAGCAGCTTCGACAGTCCCGACAGGATGAACAGGCAAGTCGAGATATGGCCGACTGGCAATACTCCCGCAACCTCAACCAGATTTCACTGATGGATAACGCATTCAACAGTCTGGACATGAGCGCAGGGGCATTCGCCAATACGGAATACGCAACCAGGGATATGGTTACGGATAACTCCTGGCAGCATAAATGGAGTATCGGTAAAGGTGTCATGGACGGTGTTAACGGGTTCATGGGTAACATGGACAAAGTAGGTGTTAACGTTGGCGGTCTTATGGGCGGTGGTCAAGCGTCGGGTGCAGCATCCCAGGCGTTCAGCAGCGTCAAAGGCATGTTCAGCGGTGGCACTGGCGGGGCAAACATGGGTCTGGGTCAAGGGGGCAAGACCCGTCTATAAGGAGTAAACAATGCCTGGAGAAAGCATCCTTCCAACTCTTCCTAACGCAGCAATCCCGGTCGGTCAGCCTATCCAGGTAAACGCGCCTCTGGCTACTCAACGAGCAGCGGCCTCGTTCCAACCTGGCCAGGTTAACTACCGACAAGCAGCAGACGACAGCCGTGAATCAGCGGCTATCATCGGGGAAGTATCCGAAGCTAACCTGCGTGCAATGAGCGCCTTCTCTGGCCGTATCGCTGAGAAGGTTGGCCAGATGCAGGAGGAGCAATTCGCAGAAGGATTCCTGCGGCACATGCAGGGTGAGTCCGTTGCAGATATCGCAGCGGATAACCCATTCAGTAAAATCTTTGGCGACGGTGCTGCTACTCGTGGCGCTCGTGCGGCCCAGGTACAGAACAGCGGTAACAGCATCCTGACGTGGGTGCAGGCTAACCAGGGCGACCTAGCCCAGATGCCTGCTGACCAACAGCGTAAGGCTCTTGCTGATTACATGCAGCAGCTCAATACGGGTGACCCGCAGGCTGACGCGCTAATCGCCCAGAACGCTATCAAGATGTTCCCGGCAGTAATGGACAACCTGACTCGCGTTAGTGAGCAGGAGAGCCAGCGCCAGGCCGCAGTAGCCCAGGCTGATGTACTGGAACAACATGCGCAGGGTTTACAGTATGCTCAAGACCAGATGGCCAAAGGTCAGATGGCACCTGAGTATTACGACTACCTGAAGACGCAGGCTATTCAGTCAGCAATGCCAATGCCCGGCCAGTCACCGGAATCGTACCGCACTGCCATGCAGGGTAATATGTTGTCGCTTATTCGTAACGGTCAGTTTGAACTGGCTAACTCGATTAAGACACAAGCACTTGACCCGATGAGCACACCGGAAGAACGATTCCAGTTGGGCGAGCAGATGAAGCAGGCCCAGGCTAAATGGCTTATTGACAACCCGACCTCTCGTGATTATACCGAGTTCACCGGGGCATTACCGTCGCAGATTAACGCAGGTCGTTATTCCACGGCTGACCAGCTCCTCGCTGATATTGACCGCACCAACGCGGATTACAAGACTCAGACAGGTGCGCTGACACCGATGATTAATAACGAAGACCGCGCTGCCTTCCTTAACCGCTGGAACACCTGGCGGCAGCAGGAAGATGCTAACCTGGCTAAGGCCCAGGGCAAGGCAGACGATGAAGAAGTGAAACGCACTATCTGGATGCAGGGCTTTGCTAATGGCTCCCCCTCCACCATGACGGCTTCAGGATTAGACGCACGTCAGAAAGCAGCTTACGAGCAGACTGAAGCAGCGAAGTTCCTCACGGAGCCGGGCCTGCAATCGGCCAGTAACCTCGGCAAGCTGGCAGTTAACGGCTATACCCTAGCACCCCTTAAAGAGAAGCTGAGCGGCACAATCGGTTTACTCAAGGGCGGCGGTGTACCTCGCCAGGAAGACATGCAGGCTATTCAGGCATCCTTCCAGAAGTTCCAGAATACCCCTTACGGTATGGGAGCGGCTGAGGCGTACTTCGGGGAAGACATGCCACTGGTCATGGAGATGGCCAATATGGATTTGAGTGAGAAAGGGAATCAGCAGTACATTCGTGAGCGAGCGCAGACAGCACGGCAGGTTATCAAGCCTGGCCCTGACGTTATCAAAGCAGCTAACGAACTGGTAGACGACGAGCTGAAGCCTGGTTGGTGGTCGCGTACCTTCGGGGATGCGCAGTCAATTGGCGTAGGTTACGAAGTGGCTCTGAAAGAAGATATGAAGCGGTACACCTCCGAGGTGATGGCGCAGTATCCGAACTTAGACCAAGACCAGGTACTGAAGATTGCAAGCCAGCGTAGCATGAAGGGCAAACAAGTCCTGGGTAACATGCTGGTAGCGGGGCCGGGTGCAGACAAGTTGTTTACGCAGCTTAACTCGCAACTGGATATCCCAATGCAGACTCCCGGCGACACTCGGTTCAACGTAGCAGTAAACGATTCGATTCGTGCCAAAGTAGATTCACGCTACGACTTCACGGTAGGCAGCATCAACGCATTCCAGAACGGCCAGATTTACATGACTGTTACCCGCGATGACGGGGTTCAGCAGAACATCGTAACCAGCGCCACTGATATTGCCAAGATGGTGAACACCAAGAAAGTCGCAGAAACCACCAAAGACAAAGAGCGACGTAAGTCCTACAACCTGGAAACAGGGATGAGGGAGGCTTACCGCGTATCTGAAGCAAACAAAGGTAAATACTGATGACTAAATTCCGTGTAGACATGAACAAACCAACTGAGTATGACGGGCTGGCCGCTGAGACGGATAAGCAGTTCGGTCTACCGGAAGGCACCGCCAAACTGGTAATGATGATTGAGAACCGCAACAACCCGGCTAACCGCACCTCCCCGAAGGGTGCATCCGGCGTTATGCAAATCATGCCAGCTAACTTCAAAGCCCTGGGTGTCACTGACCCTAGCGACCCGGTGCAATCATTCCAGGCGGCAGGTAAGCTGCTGAGTGATGCACTGAAGCGATACGATGGTAACATGGGTGCTGCACTTGCAGACTATAACGGTGGCCCTCGGGCCGCTGCCCGTTACCTCGCAGGAGAAGCGTTACACCCTGAAACGAAGGAGTATCTGGGGTTTGCCCAGGACTACATCCAATCAGGTAACCCCACCAGCACCTACGGCGATTCAGTCGTTAATGCAGGTATCAACCAGGTCACGGCCAATGCGCCTTCTGACCTTTATCGTGACGAGCAGCAGGAGCAGACAACGTTTGTGACGGGCCTGGATGAAGAATCTGAGCGCCGCCTACAGGACGAGGCCAAGTTCCATGACTTGTCACTCAACGACGCTATCAGCTTTGGATTCAAGGACACACTGACCAGCGCCATTACGCACGCATTCCAGCGTGAGGAGGACGACAACTATGCGCTTACTGAAGAATCATTCTCAAAGGTTCGTCAACAGTTTCCGCAAGGTTTATCACAAGACCAAGAGAAGCGTATTCGCAATTCTCGCAGCGAATCCGACTTCCAATACAACCTCGACCGCGTATCCCAAGAGAATGAGTTTGGCCAACGCATGGCTACTCAAATGGGATGGAATGCTGCTGGCGCTTACGCTGGTGTACTGGCAGGCGGTCTGTTCGACCCCGTTGCGCTCCCACTCGGAAACTTCGGCGCTGCTGCTCGTGTCATCAAAGGAGGCGGTGCTATCGCTTCTGCTGGGCGTATGGCTGCTGAGGGTGCTGTGGCTACAGCTATCGCCTCTCCTGTTATCCAACAGATTGACAAAGGAAGCGTAGATGGCGGGACAGTCCTCCAGATATGGGTATGGCTGCTGCTTTCGGTGGTGGTCTGGGTCTGGTTCTTCGGACGCCAGCCACTGCTAAGTTTGATGCAGTAACCCAGGAACGTGCGCAGGCTTATGCAGATGGCCACTTTGACACCGCACCGAAGACTGGTGACGATGGCGTGGTGGTTAACTTCAATGAAGCCCGTGATACTTCAGTCGGTGCCGATGGTGAAATCATTGGTGCTGGGCCTACCGCAGTGCGTAACCATGCAGAACGTTGGGACGAGAGCTACGGCTCTGAGTCGGCTGATAAGGTACGTGAACGTCGCTTGACCTGGTACAATAACCCGTGGCGCTCTAAGGCGTTCGGTTGGGCTGACTCTGAAGGTGTTAAGCTGGCTCGTTCCAAGAGCAAGGTAGCTCGCTTCGTAGGTGCAATGTGGTCAGGTGACCAGGCAGGCTTAGGTCGTCAGCAGGCACGTACTGCTGCGGTACTCAAAGAGCAGATGAAGGAGACAATGCAGTTTGACCACATCCCGGCAATCAAGGAGCAGTTCGAAGCGTACATGACTCCTGCTGAGAAGGTGGACTACATGGCGGGTGGCTCGGCAGAAGTACAGGCCCGGTTCTCCCGTGAAGTGCAGCTGGAGCGTTTCCGTCACCGCCTGTATCGCTCTGAGAATGGCGGCGACTCTAAAGGGTACGTCTCAGAAGCACCAGCTCCGGTACAGCGTGCAGCGGCTAACATGGATGAGCTTATGGCTAAATCCAAGAAGCTGCACATTGATGCCGACACGGAACACTCCAGCATCCTGAAGGATATGGACAGCGTGGGTTACATTGAGCAACGCCCTAACTATATCCGTATTAACCGGGCGGCACCGGAGGAGCGTAAAGCGTTCCTGGATATGGTTAAGGATGACTACCACGCAGAAGCTACCGCGAAGATTAACAAGCTGCGTCAGGGGCGTGAAGAGTGGGTTGAGGCTGTTAAGCAGCGCATGATGAACGAGGCTACTGAGAAAGGTGCAGGTGGTAAGCCTAAGCTGAGTAAGGACGCCCAGGAGTTCATGCGTAACCCAGACGCTTACTTCGACAAGCACGTTGAGAAGCTGGCGGTTAAGATTCATGGTGAGATGGATAAGCGTGCAAGTCACTGGTGGGAGAACGCCCTGCGTAACCCGGAAGAACGCTACCAGAACAGTGAAGCAAGCCTGATGAGCCTGGCCCGTGAAATGTCGGACGAGTGGTTCACTGGTAAGAACGTTGACGCTGACCTGGTTCGTAGCTTCCAGGAATCCCTGACTAAGAAGTGGTCGGACACTAGCCGCCGTGAGCTGAACATGGCTAACAAACGCGTAGTTGACGGTAAAGACCTGTACCTGCTGGATATGTTCAACCATGACGTATTCGCAGCCACTACAGGCACCATCAACAACACCGCTGGCCGGGTAGCAATGGCTAAGCTGGGTTGGAAGACGGAGCAGGATATCCAGGACTCACTGGCAGCAATGCTGCACTCTGGTGCGACTACCGACGAGGTGGCTAGTGCCAAGCACATCAGCGACCTTATCCTTAACCGTGCGAAGACCCTGGGTGATGAGCCGCTGGTGCAGTCAATCAGCAACATGACCCACGCTACCATGATGGGTAAACTCGGTCAGTCTGTTATCGCTGATATGCCTATGGCTATCGGTAACCTGGGCGTAGGCGGCATGATTGACGCTCTGGGTAAGATGGCAGCTAAAGTGATGGATGGCTCAATGTTCGTTCGTAACGGTCGCCTTAATAACGGAGGCAGTGACCTGGACGCAATGACCAAAGGGCTGATGGGCCACGATAACGAGTTGTGGGTTCCTCAACAGCTTAACGCCAACGGTATGGCTATGGAAACTGGTGGCTCTGTGCTGCGCCGTACTGCGGCAGGTGCTCGGTTCACCAACACCATGTCCGGGGCAAACGCTATGAGTAAGATGCTCGGCTCCGGGGTAACCCGTGCCAGCAACAACCTCCTGCATAAGTTCCTCCGTACCGGGAAGGGTATCAGCGAAGCTCGTCTGGCCGATGTAGGTCTGACCTCGAAAGAGATTGGCCGCATCAAGAAGCAGTTCGACCTGCATAGCGGGAAGGATAACTTCGGCCTGGACAAGTGGGATGACCCTCTGGCTAAGGAAGACCTGATTGCAGCGGCCCACCGCTTCGCAGCTCAAGGTACTATGTCTCGTCAGTACGCTGGTGACCTGCCAGCATGGACGACTCAGAACACCCTGGGTTACCTGTACTGCCGCTTCCGTGCCATTGGCATCAAGGCGCAGGAGAAGGTACTGGTGCGTAACCTGACCCTGGCAGACAGCAACACGGCAGCTATGCTTACTTCGGCAGTGGCATTCGCTACCTTCCTGAGCTATGCACGAATCTACGCTGATGCAGCAACCAGCAAAGATGCGAACAAGCAGTTGAAAGAGCGACTGACCCCGGCAGGCATTACTGACCAGGTGGCTAAGTTCACTTCAGTCATGGGCCTCTCATCTGAAGCAACCAGCATCTTCCAGACGTTAACTGGTGGCGCAGTATCTGGTGGTAGTGATACCCCTCTTACTGGCTTCGGTAACAGCGCAGGGAAGTTCATGGGTGCTATCGGTGAAGGTGACCCAGGCAAGGCGGCAGGTGCAGCGACTCGGTTACTCCCAGGAGCTAACACCTACCAAATGATTATGCTCCGCAACGCATTGCAGGAGTGATTCCCAGGGGTGTACAATTAGTAGTCGTTGATTGTATACACCTATAGTAACTAAACGGAGATACGGGCTGTGGGCACTATTACAGATATGTGGCAACGAGCTTTAAAAGCCTCAGATGGCAACTACGACACGATGCACACATGGGCTGGTAATGGGAACGCTCAACGGTCATACGAACTTAACTTCACTGGTGGTTACATTAGCCAATCAGACGTTAAGGCGTACATGATTGAGCAGAACACTACCAACCGGGTTGACCTTCGTGTTTTATTCGTGAACGCAAAGACAGTACGCCTTAACCAGGCTGTGCCAGTCGGCTGGAGCGTAACAATTTACCGTGACACCCCAAAGGACAAGCCATCGGCTTCCTTCGTGGATGGCGCACTGATTACCGCTCGCAACCTTGACCGAAATGCTAAACAGGCAATCTTCGGTGTGGCCGAGATGGTTGACCGCTTCCTGAACACCCAGGCTAACATCGACCAGGCACTTAACGTGGCTAACGATGCACTTACCCTGGCAGGTGAAGCTAAAGAGATTGCTGAGTCGGCGGTTACCTCTTCTGGTTCTGTGGTGCGTACTATCCGCGCCCCGGCTGGAGACTCCCTGAACGAGCTACCTGCAAAGGGGCTTCGTAGTGGTAAGGTTATCAGCTTTGACTCAAACGGTGAGCTTCTGCTCGCTGCCCCGGCTACTGGCTCTGCTGCTGATGTAATGATTCAGCTACGCAAGTCCAATGGCTCCAGTTTCATCGGTATCCCTCACGGCACTGGCTCTATTGAGTCTGCAATGAAATACCTCAGCTTTGAGATGTTCGGTGCTGTCTCCGGTAACACGGTAGACCAGACCGCAGCTATCCAGGCAACAGTGGACGCAGCTAAGGCGACTGGATTACCTATCTGGTCAACTGGCAAGTACCACATGAAGGGTGTCGTGTTCATCGACTTCCCTTGCCGACTGTCAGGTTTCACGGTGAGTGGCCCGGCCAACACTACCTCTCAGAACTTCACGCCAACCAATGACGATAACTTAGAGCGGGGTAACTTTGGGCGTGTGCTTGTCTACCACAACGGCGGGAACCTGGTGATGACTCAGTTCACTATGACCGGAGTACGCTACACGGCTGCTATCTTCTCTGAGAAGCTACCGACTGTAGGTTCCCTGGACATTAACAACGGTACGTTCCGCAACTGCTACTTCGGCATTCTGCGACAGGGTGCTCCTTCAGTAGGCCAGCCTCTGCGCTATGCCCTGATGAAGTCCCTACAGTTCTTTGATATGCAGTCGGACTGTATTGAGATGAACCTCGGCACCGCTGACCAGTACACACTGTGTGAAGATATCTTCATCGACAACGTAGACCATACCGGAACCCAGCCCAATTGGGGTATCGCTATGGGGTTCGCCGGAGACGGCCCGTACACGATGACTGACGACTTCACCAAGTTCTATAAGACCCTTACAATCCGCAACTGCCGTATCTACGGTGCGCGTCAGTGCATTCACGTAGAGAAGGGCTACGGTGTTCTTATTGAGAACGTGGAGATTTACCCAGACAACACCAAGTCGGTTAACACTGGCATTGATGCTGCTGGTCTGGTACTCTACGGATGCACTAACGTAGCGATGAAGAATATCACTGGCCGACCTCTCTCCGGGGAGCGTATGCTGTGGGTTGCCTGGGGCGTTCGCTCCGGTCAGTACCTGCAAGCTGGCCGCGATATCACTATGTCTAATATTGACGTAGGTGGTACGGTGGAAATCATCATGAGTGCCAACAACGTCTTTAAAGGATTCCTGAACATCAACGGACTGCGCTCTGATAAGCTGACCATCGTAGGTCACGCCTCGGAGTACACCTTGAAGGATATCGTAGCAACGTCTGGTGACATTGAGTTCCACCGTGTGAACAACAACGGCTCGGATAACATTCGTCGTACCTGGCGCTCTGTATGTACGATTGATAACATGCAGTTCCGTGACGCTAACCTGAACCCTAACGTGACAGTAGGCCGTATCGCAGTAGACGAGATGACTGTATCTAACTGTAACTTCACCATTCGCAAGACTGCCAGCTCGGGTACTAACCGGGGTACTCCTGTGACTAAACTGGATGGTATCTACTACCTGGAGGCCGCTGGCTTCGCATACGGGTACTGGTTCCGACCTGGTGATAAGATTCAGGATAACACTGGTAAGCTCTACACCATCACCTCCGAAGGTGCTGTGTTCAAGGCTGCTGGTGATACTCGTGTTCGTGCGGCAGCGGCTGGGACTCGCGTTATTCAGGGCATGGGTTCTGAGAACTGGACTACGGTTCTTTGGAAGACTGCTGGCGTTAAGATTAAGATTCCTCGCGGCGGCGCTAACGCATCTGACCTGTATACCACGATTATTCAATCGGCGTATATCGGTGGCGGTATCTACACGTTCCAGATTGCTGACCCGCTGGGTACGGCTATCAGTGACGATACCATTATTACACCGCAGCTTGTCTGCACCTATGTTGAGAACAGTTAAGGAGTAAGTTATGTGGCTGGTGGACACCGTTGAGAAAGCGGCTCCCGGTGTCCCGCCAGTTCTTGTGACTGGCCTGCCCGTAGCTGGAGTTGGTCTTCAGGATTGGGTATATATCCTAACCCTTGTGTACCTAATCGTGATGATTGCTAAAAGCGTTAAACAACTATTTAAGAGAGGCTCTAATGGAACTGACTGAAGATGAGAAGCTGGAGGTGTTCAAATCCATGCTTGCAGATATGGATAATGAGAAACTGGCTAAGCTCCTTCTCAACAAGTCCCTGCAAAAGCTGGCTCTCCTGCTTGAAGAAGACATGGCAACCGCTGCTGACTATAACGTCATCCGTGCGCTGCTGAAGGACAACAACATCGGTATCGTCCCTACTCGTGATAACGCGATGGGTAAACTCCAGGAGAAGCTGAAGCAGCGTTCTTCTGAAGCAGATAAGGGCAGCAACATCATCCCGGTGGATGAGCTGACCCAGGTTGATATCGGTTACTTTATCCAGAGGCACTAATGGACTATCCTTATAATGTACTGAATGGCGCTCTCTCGGAAGAGGAAGAGGCCGCTCTTGCATTGGGCCTGGAAGCGGAGGGCGATGCTCTCCCTTACCTGTCCGATGAAGACTTTGACCGTTTACCTGAGTTGGAGAAAGAGCGGCGTGTACGCCTGGAACAGCTCACTGCATTGCAGATTCACTACAAAGACTTTAAGCGATTCCTGACTGACGTAATGGTCGAGCTGGGATTCTCGGTATCAAAGATTCAGGCTGACATTGCCGACTTCATGGTCGATGGTGGTCAGTACATCATGATTGAAGCACAACGCTCGCAGGCTAAGACGACTATCGCAGCCGCCTTCTGTGTATGGCAGCTCATTCATGACCCGAAGCACCGTGTCCTGATTATCTCGGCAGGTGGTTCGCAGGCAACAGATATCTCCACGCTGGTTATCCGTATCATCATGAATATGGATGTACTGGAGTGTATGCGCCCGGATAAGGCGAAGGGTGACCGTGTATCGGTTGAGAAGTTTGACCTTCACTACTCCCTGCGTAAACTGGATAAGTCTGCATCGGTATCCTGCTGCGGTATCACGGCTAACCTTCAGGGTCGTCGTGCTGATACACTGCTGGCAGATGATATCGAATCCCAGAAGAACTCCCTTACTGCACTGATGCGTGAACAGCTCCTGGCTAAGACCCTCGACTTCACATCCATCAACCAGTCTGGTCGTATCGTTTACCTGGGTACTCCGCAGTCCTCCGACTCTATCTACAATACCCTACCAGGTCGTGGCTATAACGTTCGTATCTGGCCAGGTCGATTCCCTACGGTAGAACAGCTCCCGTACTACGGTGAGCACATCGCACCAATGCTGAAGGCTATCATTGAACGCTACCCTGAAGTTCAGGTTAATGGCGGTATCAACGGTGACCAGGGCATCCCTATCGAACCTTCCTTCCTCGGTGAGATTACTCTCCAGAAGAAAGAGAAAGACCAGGGGCCAGCATGGTTCCAGCTTCAGCACATGCTGAACACTAAACTGATGGATGCTGAACGGTATCCGTTGAAAACTGACAACTGTCTCACCATGCCTCTTCGTCCAGGTGATGACCTAACCCTGGAGATTAAACGTGGGTACGATTACAAAGAATACCAAGTTGACGGTAAGACCTACCGCTTCGCTAAGCCTCACTCATATTCCCCAGAACTGGCACCTGCTGCCGGAACAGTCTTCTACATTGACCCCGCAGGTGGTGGTAAAGGCCGTGGTACACACGGGGGTGATGAAACGGGTTGGGCCTGTACCTCGTTCCTAAACGGTAATATCTTCGTTATGGGTTACGGTGGTATCAAGGGTGGTTATGGTCTGAACGGTGCGGGTGAGTCTGATGGCTCCCTGATTAAGCTGGCCCAGATTGTAGCACGCTTCAAACCTAACGTAGTCAAGATTGAGCAGAACTTCGGTTATGGTGCATTCCTGGCTGTGTTCCTCCCAATCCTCCGCGAGGTCTACCCAGACTGTGCGGTAGAGAATGACTTCGTTACCGGGCAGAAAGAGATTCGTATCATCGACACTCTTGAGCCTATCATCGCACGCGGTTCCCTCATCTTCTCTGATGAAGCACTGCTGGGTGAACGTCAGACGCTCCAGGCACACCCGGACGTTAACCGTATCACTTACTGCATGATGCAGCAGATGAACCACATCACCCGTGATAAGGACTCCCTGATTCACGATGATAGACTGGATGCCCTGGCA